CTTAATAGGAATATCAAGGCCGTTTTCAATACCTTCTTTGTATGAAGGAATTTTCCTTGCTTTTTCAAACTGTGATTTTGTTTTCAGATTTGAATAATAATTTTTTAATGCAGATTTTTCATTCTCGCCCATATCCCAAATATGCGTAATGTATTCATCCGGCGACATAGAACTCTTGGCATTTTTAACCTTTGCAAGATTATTCCAATAAGTTTCCATATCGTCAAAATGGTTTTGTGCAACCATTCTCAATACTTCTTTTTGGTCTTGATTCAAACCGTTAAAGATTTTAACTAAATCCGGTCTATCAAAATTCTGTATAGGTAAATCTGTATTTTCACGGATAAAAGGTAAAACTTCTCTAACACCTTTTGGATCAAGATTTAATTCTTTTGCAATATCATCAATTTGTGATGAAAATTTATCAATCTTCTGTAATGCTTCATATTTTGCAGTATCTATATTTGCTCTACGGTTATGTATAAGTTCACGAACCTTATCTTCTGCTTCACCATATTTAGGTTTAGCGGTTTGCTCAACTTGTTCAATCCTGTTAGTTCTTCCTTTTACCTTGTTTATAACATCTTTTGTTCTGCCGAATTTTGTTGCAATCTTTCCTGCAAGACCACCTATTGCACCGCCAAAGACCGCACCTGTTCCTGCTCCTTCAACTGTGTTTTCAGCAATTCCTTTAAGGTCTTTATCTTCCATAAGTCCGTTGCCTGCTCCAAACATAGCACCGGAAGCAAGACCTGAACCTATGCCACGACCGATATTTCTTGCAATAACTCTTTTTGCAATTTGAGAGAAAGCAGGTTTAGCAAGTCTTAATGCAATTCTTCCGCCAATATTAGCCGCACCGCCAAAAGGAATAAGACAACTACCTATTTCTAATGCCGCACCACCATATAATTTTGCCATTTTAATACGGTGTTCACGGTCAATTTTCTTTCTTTCGGCTTCACCAATTTCTTTAATTTTTTGGATTTTTTGTTCTTTTGTAAGTGTTGTATCTCTTTTCACCATTTCATAAGGGGATAATTCCTCGTTATATTCAACTTTCCCTTCCAATTTTGCAGGTTGAAAATCAATACCGTTACTTTGTGTTTCCGGTTGAAAATCAATGTTATTATTCATAGGTTGAGATTGACCTTCGGGTTGAAAGTCAATCTCTTTATCTTCTTGAAAATCAATCATTATAACTTCTTATATCCTTTTTTGATTGCTTCTGCTAATTGTGATGCAGGAATAGAACCTACTTTACCGTCAGGCGATTTAACCTTAACTCTTGGGGTATTATCTTTTTTACCACCTGTATTATTGTGTGATTGAGGTTTCTCGCCATAAGTAATATGGGTTGTGCTTTTCTGCTCCGGTTTAGCACCATAAGTGACATGCGTGTAATTATGGCTATCGGGTTTTTGTCCGTATTCAACCTTAATAACATTCTTGCCGTCATTTTTAGCACGGTAATAGTTTGAACTCTTATCGTTTTTATTTTGTTGCAGATTCCTTCCTGCTTTTGAAACAGTTTCTAATCCCGAAATATTTATCATTTCATCAGGGTTATAATCGGGAGCAGATAAACTTTGATTATATTCATCAACCGATATAAGACCGTTTTCTAATCTCATACGGTCATATTCTTTTCTTGTCATAAATCCTTTTTGGTATTTATTTGCCGTAAGAATTTTAGACATATCATCAGCCGTTATAACACCGTTGTTATTAAGTGTTACACCTTGATTTTTCAGAATTTGCTTATATAAATCACTATTCATCTTGTTATTAGCAAATTTATTTGCCATTCCAAGACCATACAAAGGATTACCTGTTAAAGCAGTAGATAAACCACCTGCAACAAGACCTTGTGCAATAGGATTTTGTGCCATTCTTGTTACAGTTCCGACACCTTCACCCATTCTTTGCATAAAACCTTTATTATCAACAGGGCGAAGATTGTTTGGATCAAAACCGTTTTCTCTATTATCCTTATATCCTGTAAGAAAATCACCTAAACCGTCTGCAAGTTTATCAAAAATTCCTCTTTTAACATTTGCATCAGTTTGTACAGGAGTAGTGGGTTGTTGAGGATTTTGAACAACATTATTTATAGCAGAAGTAATAGGAGTTTGCGGAGTTTGAGAAATGTCGGGAGTTTGTGAATTGATATAGTTATCAATCATTGTTTTGGTATCACCGCCGTATTGTGCCAAATAATCATCTTGCGAAATTTGTGGATTTTGCAAAGGATTATACTGCATAGTACCATTTTGATTTCCGAGCATTTCAGCCATTTGTCCTGTTTGAGCCAATCTCTGTTTAGCAACATCAACTTGTGCTTCTGCTAATTTTTGAGCCTGTTGTCCCGATTGTTTTGCTCTTTTCCTGTTTGTACCTTGTAATGCCATAATACCCAAAGCAATCAAAGCACCTATCGGGCCTGCGGCCGCCGCCCCACCTGCCGCACTTCCGCCTGCGGCTGCTCCACCACTTGCGGCTGCTCCGCCTGCTGCTCCTGCTCCGGCACTTGCTCCTGCCGTTCCTGCGGCGGTTGCCCCTGCGGTAGTACCTGCCGTAGTTGCCGCCGCCCCTGTTGCACCTGCTGAACCTATGCCAAGAGCAGAACCAATTTTTGTACCTACATTTGTTGCTATATTTTTCATCAAAGCGGAAGATGTCGGTATTGCTTTTTGTACGGCATTTGCACCTGTTTGAAGCGAATTGCCTATTGTTTGCATACCGTTTCCGATTTTTCCCATAGAAGAAAAATTATTACTTAAAAAACTTCCTGTATTAGAAAGTCCTTCGCCAAAATTTTCAACTTTCGAGGAAATACCGTTAATTCTATCTAACGGATTTTGCCTGTTTTGTTGCTCCATTTGGCTTTTTTGTATTTCTTCCTGTATTTTTTTATCAATTATTGCTCTAATTAAATCGTTTTGTGTTGTCATATATCACCTACATTCCGTAAGAATAACCGCTTGTTTTACTGTTTCCTGTTGTTGTTGCGTTTCCGGAACTTGTTTGAAGCGATAATGCTTGGTTTCCGTTTACTGCGTTATGACCTTGCAAATATGCGTTCATAAGCAAGTTAATCATATTGCCTGTATTTGTTTGAGAATTAGCAAGCAACTGTGCCGTATAATCAGAAATACTGTCGTTCATAGATTTAGACAAATTATTATACATATTTGTCGCTTGGCTTGACCGTAACATATTCCTGTTAGAAAGCGGATTTACAATATTATTTTCCAAAGCATTATGGCTACTTTCGTTCAAATTCTTTGTATATGCCTGTAATAGTGCTTGATTTGTCGGAGTGTTTAATGTCGGATTCCGATATTCATTTAGCAAATCATCCATATTGGCATTCGTATAATCATAAATGCTTTTATATGCAGTACCGTCTTTTAATGTAGTGACCGTACCTTTATTATCAGTTTTTGAAATAACAAAGGGGTTGTCTGTTGTAGTCTTTTTATAAGTCGTTGTAGATGTAGAACTTGATTTTGAACTTGAACCGCCGCCCATAAATTACCTCTCATATATATATAAATTTTCACCAATTTTTTTAAAACCGCTTTTTAGCAAACCGTAAATTGCAGGTTTATTATGTGACCTTGCATAAATATCGCAATTCCACCAAGTTAAAGATTTTTTGAAGCACTCAATATTTATAAGATGCGTTCCTCTATACGCAACGGCATTTACATATAGTTTGTCATCTATTTCATAGTAATAGATGCAACCTATATGTTTACCGCCTACAAGAAAGGAATAAAAAAATGTGTTTTTTATTACATCATCAAATTTTTCATAATCTTCAATTAAATCTTGGTTATCTTCATACAGTTTTTTGCATTGAAGATAATTAAAATTCTTATCAGAAGGAATTAAAACTTGCATTAAATCTGTTTAACCTTAATTTTACTAAATTCAATATTTTTAATACTGAAACTTTCATCAGCAGAATAGCAATATAACTGTATTTCAAGGGTTTTGAAAGTTGCAGAAGGAAGTTTGTATATTGAATTTAATTCTTTTAACGGAAAGTATGTTTCATCCCATTTTCCCAAGTCATAATACAAAGCATCTTTCATAGGTTTTACTTGTATTTTTTTAACTTTTGGTGCTTTGAACATATCATAGTTTTTGATATATCTAATCCAAAAACTGCCGGAATATGTCATATCAACCGTTACTCTTGGCGGGAAATACAGTATTTTTAATGTATTATCTATACCAAGATTTAAGGGAGTGCATTTATAAAAAGAGTGAATATAAGTACCGTCAAAGGTTTCTGACTTATATTCCTCATAAATCTTACCTGTATCACCGCCCGATAAAAGAGTGTTGTTTACTATGTTGAAACAAGTTACATTCGGACATTTTCTTTTAATCCATTCTTTATGAATATAATCAAAAATCATTATCGTTGATATGTCCGGTTCTTTTGTCGGAATTAAAAACCAAATCTCATTTCTATCCGATAAAACAATGGATAGACACCGTATTTTTGTTAATTCACTTGAATCAATACCGCAAAGTTCCTGCTGAATATCAAGTGCAATATTATCACCCAAAGTCTTATCACCGTTTACTACTTGATTAAAAGAAAAAACACCCTTTTTAGTATCGTCATAAAAATAAAGTTCTGTACCGTGAAAGACCAAAGAGTTATAATTTGCACAACCACCCGGACTTTCATCTGTTTGCGTATAAGGATATTCCCCAGACAATAATATAGAACTATCTTTGAAAAATATTGCTAAACTACCTAAATATGGAGTTATTGCGGTTATGTTTTTTATGTATTCAATAAAACCGGAAGAAGTTGATATTTCAGCATCAGAAGTATTAAAATCATAAATATTTTCTTGAACTGAAAACCAAAGTACATTGCCGTTAAATACCCACAAACGATTATCATAGTTGATTAAACCTAAACCTTTTACTGTTCGATTTTCCATATCAACAAGGTTATTCATATCTACAATTTCGGGATTAACACCGATTTGTATGCTGAACATTTCTTCGCCTGTTGAAAAGACAAAGACATCATTCCAACCTTGTGCAAAGTCAAGACCGCAGGATTTACCTGTCAAAATTAAATTATCTTTTTTAAGTGTGACGGTTTGAGAAATAAAATCATATAAATAAAACCTGCCAACACTATTATTTTCAGTATGAACAAAACAATATGTGATATTATTTTGCACACTTTCAAAAATATTTATTATTTTTTCATTGCTTGGAATAGCATTACAAATAGCGATATGACCTTTTGATGTTCTTATACCAACACCGCTATTGATACCCGTATTGAATAATTCTACATTCTGAACATCAGAAGCCGTAATAATTTCATTAGAAAAAACTGCATTTATTCTTCTAATACCGCCGAAACGGTTACATTTTAAGGATGTTATTTTTGTTGCCATTACCAATAAACTCTTTTTTCTTTATCAAGACCTGCGGTATAACTGATTAAAATTTTGTATGCTTTATCAAATTGTTCTTTATATCCGGAATAATTTTCATCAGTTTCAGAAGCGATAGCATAAAGCATAGATTTTGTTATAAGTGCATTTTTAAATATATTCTCGTATTTTTCGGGAACATCAATAGTATCTTCATCATTTTGTAAAGAATAAACGCTATCCCCAAAATCATTTTCCCCGATAGCGAGAGTTAAGTATTCTATTGTTACCGTATAAGTATCATCCGGAGTAGGATATAAAAACAAACTGTCATTCTTGATATAAAATCCTGTCGGCTTATCTTCTTTATCTTCAAGGGTTTCGTAATTATCCAAAAATTCAAGATAATCCTTGCCAATTCTAACAGAATAAACCTGTCTGCCCGAAACGGATTTTTTAATTATATTTCCATTAGGAGTTGAATATTCTGCATTACCGGATGATGTTACAACGGTAAGTGTCTTATTTCTGAAAGGGAAAGGATAAGAACACCAAATTTCAGAAAGTGCCTTGTTGATAGAAGATTTTAAGGCACTTTCCATTTCGTCAATACTTTCGGCATCACCGTCATACATAGACCAAGCCTGTCCTGCGACTTCGTTATATATATCAATGAATGTGAGAGCCATTATTTATTTTCTGTTTCCTTGTCTTTTTTTACTTCTTCTTTTTTGTCATTGACAACGACCAATTCTTGTACCGATTTAGCCGCTTTTGGTGCTTTTTCTTCTTTAATCTTCCCTTTGACAACTTCATAATTTCCTCTATCTTCTTTAACAATGCGTTCTGCTTCATCATCAGGCAGGGAAAATATGTGTCCTGTCGGAATAAATTTAATTTCAATCATTTTATGCTCCTTAAAATTAAGGGG